GCCAAAACATCGAAGATAAATACCGCTTATCGCGAGGTCCAAGAGACTACGTGGTACAGAGAAAAACTGGGTCATGCATTGCGTGAATTCATTAGTCGTAGAAGTTGAGGTCGGCACGTGCCATTAGGTGACTACTTAATAAAGAAGGCTGCTGAGGAAGCAAGTAAACCTGCCCACGGGACGGGTATACCTTCTATGAAAGAGTGGTTTAAGCCCTATGAGCATCAAGCTATCGCGGTAGACAGGCTCTTTGCTAATAACGGTAAAATGATTCTCGCGCATGAAATGGGTACCGGTAAAACGGTGACTAGTATCTATGGGTTTGAGAAAATGAAACACGAGGGCAAGGCGAAGAAGGCTATCGTTCTTGTGCCTTCCGGTCTCCGGGATAACTTTGTAACAAACGGCATTGTCAAGTTTACTAATAGTACTTGGCAGGCGATTGGGTCATATTCTGAGAAGAGTAAAAAAGCGGGGTACATTCGCCCTGGAGAGGAAACAGGTAAAGACTACACAGTTGTAAGCTACGCAATGTTTCGCCGTGATCCTATTGGATTTATGAAACGAACTGGCGCTGACACTATTATTGCTGATGAATTTCATAAGACACGGAATGAGGAAGCCCGCACCTATAAAGCGCTCGCAGCAGCTAGACAGTTTGCGGTAAATTTTATGGGTCTTACCGCGTCTATGATTAATAATAGACCTTCCGAGATAGCAACATTGCTTACCTTGTCCGAAGGCACGAGGGACATGAGCCCTAGGCAGTTTAAGCGTAGGTACACCCAAACGATAGGCTTCACTAAAGGCTTTAATGACTCCCGTAAGAAAGTTGTTGGGATGAAGAATGTTAGGGAACTTCGGCAACGAACTGGCACAAAAATAGACTACGTAGAGACTAAGGACTTGAAGGGCAAATCGATGCCCCGGAAAGAGACCGAAACCGTTGAAGTCCCTATGTCTAAAGAGCAGTATCGGCTGTACCAACTGTCTTTAGACAAGCTGGGGCCGGTCAAAAAGTACATAACGAAGAGGGATGCTAATATAACTGTGAAAGACGCTAAGATGCTCTTCGCGCAGATATCTCAAGCACGCCAGCTATCCAACTCTCTTGAAACAGGGCGCAGTGATATTTCACTTGCGGAGTCTGCAAAAAGAACCCCGAAAGTTAGTAAATTACTACAAGATACCAAACAACATTTGGAGGAGGGTTCAGACCGTAAAGTTGTTCTTTACTCTAATCTTGTTCGTGGTGGCGTAGATGTTCTCTCCGCAGGCTTGAAGGAAATGGGTATTCCTCACGCTATGTTTGTTGGCAAGGGAACATCGGTTGGGGGCGACAAGGTAACTGCCATCTCTAGACAGACGGGCGTTAAAGAGTACAAGGCAGGCAAGAAGCGGGTCATTGTGCTTAGCGGCGCGGGGGCAGAGGGGCTGGACCTTAGAGACTCTACAGCGTTCTATTCTTTAGATGGTCATTTTAACCCCCAGAAAGTTTTACAGGCTGAGGGCCGTGCGCGCAGGCTTGGTGGTCAAAAACATCGTTCTGTTGAAGATCGGGTAGTCAAGGTTCGACGCTACCAAAGCGTGGTGCCTGAAAGCGCAAAGCCGGGGTTTCTTGGGCGGATGATTGGAAGGACAACCCCGGGGACGACTGATCAATGGATGGACAACGTTGCCAAGCGCAAATTTCAACAGCAGGAGAAGTTTTATAAGGCCTATAAGACTAAGAAGCATTTGTATAAGTATACAGATAACAACGGGAAAACTCGCTATGTTTACGCCAAAAGACAAGCCGCTCCAAAAAAATCACCCGGACTTTTTTCAAGATTCTTTAGAAAAGATAAAGCAGAAATTAGCCCAGGCCAACCCGGCCAACCTTCGGGTTTCTAAGGAGTACAGTTCTTGTGGAAGCTGTGAAAACTTTACATACACGGCAGGCAGGTCTTGGAAAGGGGACGGATGGTGTTCTAGGCATTCGCAAACCCCTGTTAGGTCAGACTTTGTTTGCGACGACTTTTCAGACGTCGGGGGACCAAGATGAATAAACTATTACTACTCAACAGGCTCGAGAAGACAGCAGCTACGGCTGCGCTTAAACATATTCGTCGTCTAGTGAGCGCTGGTAAAGCAGGTGAGGCAGAAGCCCTCCACGCTAGGCTTGTTGCTCGTGGCGGGATAAAGCTAACGCCGCAGGGCTCTCAGGTTAAGCTTTTAGGTCGGGGCGTAGAGACTCCCGCACATTTAATTATCGGCCAAACAGCACAGAAGACCATTAGTCCGTCTAAGCTGGTTGTTCGTAAAACTGTTGACCAACGGGCACCGCTATACTCGAAAGACAGTTTTGCTGACGCATTTAATATGGGTCGGCGTTTGGCAGCAAAGCCAGCCCCACGTAACCCGGGGCCACGAAACCCTTTTCGGCGCTTTCTACCAAAGGCCCGGGGCGGTCACCCACAATCTATAGGAAGCAATGCTTACGCAAAGCTCCTGAGTAAGAAGGTGCATAAAACTCCGTCTGGCGGCAAGTTTTACTTCCAGGAGTATGTTCCTGGCCAGACCATCCGGCAGAGACAACTTGCAAATCAAGTTTCTTGGGACAACCCCTCGACCTCATTTTTGGACCGTGCCAAGGTACTGAAGAGCGCGTTCCCCTCTAGGAGGCAAAGGGGCGCACTTAGAGAAATTAGTGAAAGGACCACCCGGGTAGGTAAAAAAAGCCAACTGGGTGATCTGATCACTAGCCTGCCGAAGAAGACTACCGCCAACCCTTTGTACACTTGGGCAGGCGTCAAGGGCAATACTACTAATGCGGTAATTGACTCTAAAACAGGTCTTCCGAAAGCTATAGACTACCTTGTGTTGCCGAAAAGACCCACGTGGTCCGCCCGCCAGGAGAAGCTTGAGGATCTTGCGTGGAAGCGGCGGCGGTGGCGGTGGCACTCGGACGCTGGTCCGGAACCGACGCGTGCCGGGAATGAGCAATTAGCCAAAATGATCGCTGCGGAGAATTGGGCGGGGAAGTTAAGAGGAGTGGCCATGCCGCCTAGTTGGCAAAAGCCCAGCTTATCCAAGATACTGAGAACGCTTGGTCCCGGGTCTCCGCGAGCAGCCCCGTCACGAGCTAAGGCTTATAGTCGCAGAACTGTGTCTAATAGCGTGGCGAAGGCCCGCGCTAAGTTCCGTAGGCAGCAGCAACATATACAGCGTCTTCAGGGACGCGCTGCGGAAGCGAATCGAGAAGCAACTTTATACCAAACTCCCGCAGGCCCTGCGACTATGCGTGACCGGGCGCGTAATGCGACGACAGTTGATCACCCCATTAAGGGGCGTAGGATCACAGTGCCTGATTCTCGCGCAAAAACTCGTGCTGCAGCTAAACAATTAGCGGGGCCAACACTCATAAAGCCGACGGGGGCGTAATGTCGTTGGCTCTCGTAGATAAAAATGGCCCGGAAAGTTATTCCAGGGGCCATTTATTGAGCGCCTCTTGGACATGGCGCGGTGGGGCACATGTATGGCTTGTCCCTCTTCCTAGAGGGTGCAGCCTTACGTATGCTAGCGCCTCTTCAAAAGTTAGCTCCTCACCAAGATTACGTAATCGCCACCATTTTTGTAGAGACTGGTCGCAGAGATTTTCGTCTCCTGGCAAATTGAACGCTTCCCGCAGAACGTCGGCTGGAATAGGAGTAGCTTGCAACCGGGCTTCTTCTCTGCTTGGGTCCTCTATTTTAAATAGGTACTTTAAGATTTGTAGCAAAGTCATAGTATACCTCCGTACACTATTCTTATGCCATTTTTACCCCCGTTTCTTGTTAAGTTTCAAGGTCACTTTCCCAAGCTTGGAGTTAATGCTAACGCGTACCCCACGACCGACGGAATCTTTTAAAAACGCAAGCAAGAGTTGTTTTGTGCTCGGAGATATGGGGGGCCAGATGGATAGTATGTACAAGTCCTCTTGTTTCTCATAAGATACTAGTTCGTTACCAATCGCTCTAGATAGCGATGCAACAATTTTTTTGAGAGAGTTTTCGTCCATGATTCGAGTTCACGAAACCGAAGAAATAGAGCACCCTTCTCTGGAGATGTTCCCTTCTGAATTCGTGGGCTCCTTTGTAAATATGGCTACAGGAGGAGAGCTAAATAAGTTCTCCTTTAAAGGCAGAGAATACCTGCTCCCTATCTATGATACCCCCGCCCGCAGAGCCTTATTGCTGTGCGGTCGTCAGGTAGAGAAGAGTACCACACTCGGTAACATTGTTCTCACGTATACTATGCTGCGCCAACATTTTCGCGCCCTATTTGTTAGCCCAACGCAGCAACAGACAGAAACCTTTTCCAGAGATCGAATAGCCACACCAATAGAGATGTCCCCCCACATGCAGGTGTTTTCTCGTGGGGAGAACACAAAGAATAACGTCCTGTACAAGAAGTTCATCACAGGGTCAGACCTGACTCTCCGATATGCTTTTTTACATGCTGACCGTGTTCGCGGTATTTCCGCTGATATGTTGTTGTTGGACGAGATTCAGGATGTCCTTACGGAGGTAATCCCTGTTATAGAGGAGGCCTTAGCGCACTCCCCCTTGAAGATACTGCGCTATTCCGGCACCCCTAAGAGTATCGACAACACGATAAGTTATTACTGGAATCAATTCTCCACCCAGAACGAGTGGGTAGTTCCTTGCGATGGTTGTAATACTTGGAATAAGATAGGGATCGATAATATAGGCATAAAGTTTTTGATGTGCACCAAGTGCGGTAAGCAGATTCACCCCAACCATGAGAAAGCCCAGTGGGCCTCTATGCGTTCGCAGTCTTGGCTCAGAAACCCCCCTATTAACGAGCCCTTTGAGGGGTACAGGATTCCTCAAGTCATTACGCCCTGGGTGAACTGGTTTGAAATTACCGACAAAAGGAAGCGGTATAGCCGCGCCCAATTTTACAACGAGGTCCTCGGCCTCCCCTTCGACTCGGGCAGCAAGCCCCTTACCAAGGAAACACTAATAGCTAATTGCACAGACCGGAGCATGGCAGACGCGATTAAGTTTAAGGGTCGCGGAAATAAAATCTTCATGGGGGTTGACTGGGGCACTGCGGAGAACTCTTACACTGTTATGACCATTGGCTGTTACATCAAGGACAGGTTCGCCATACTTCTCATGAAGCGGTTTGAAGGCGAGGAAGCAGAACCGGAGAGGGTGGTAAGCACTATTAGTAGTTATATTGACCGTTTTAATGTCGCTATGATTGGTGTAGACTACGGTGGCGGGTTTGACAGGAATGATAAATTGATCAGAACGTTTGGCCTCCGCAGGGTTGCGCGGTATCAGTATGTGAATACAAGGAAGATTTATTTTGATAAAAGTCTTAGTAGATTTATGGTGAATCGCACAGAGGCGCTGATGGCCATTATTAACGCTTTCAATCGGAAAGATACATTTGCGCTTCCTAAGTGGGAAGAGATAGAACATCCTCATGGTAGTGATATGTTATCTGTATTTACAGAGTATAATGAATCTAGGAGAACTACTGTAGTCCAGCGGACCCCGGGGACTACAGATGACACCCTCCACTCGCTAACTTATTGTTTTTTGGCCTCTATGATGCAGCACCCAAGACCTGATATTATTGCTCCTATAGGGGACAAAGAAGACAAAGAGATGAGAAAACGGAGTTACCGATGAATGATCTAGAGAAGTATTTGTTGACCAAAGAAGATGCAGGTGTTCCCTCATCAGAACTTCGGCATATGGGGAAGCAGGCGGCTGTTCGTTTTGTCCAAAACGAAACCCCATTAAATGACTCTATTCTCGAGTTCGCGAAGGAATCCGGGTTGAACCTAGAGCAAATTAAGCGTGTTTCTGAGTACGCTAATAATGACACGTTCGCCACAATGTTTAAGCTCGGCTTCGCAAAGAACATTACGTTCCCGATGGCCGATGCCGCCGCTGTTTCGCAGAGCATAACACCTTCCAAAGAGAAGACAGCCTCCCCGAAAAGGCCACCAGTGCCCGACCGTTTTCGCTATATCCCTGGGCAAGAGTCTATTGATCTAGAGGCTGTGTTCACGGGCTCAGGTATGGAGAAAACCGCTTCGTTAGAGAAGAAAGCTGGTATTGACCCCTACGTTAACCCTGGCACTAGGGACGCTGCTCGTAAGTTTCTTGATCTGCACGCAGAGAACAAAAACGCTGTGTCTGAAAAAGAGGTCCTCGGGGACCATTTCTATATCAAGCTATCCGCACTTAAAGACCTCTGTAAGGAGGCGTCCCGTGCTGGTAACAGTGCTGGTATTATTGGTTATGCGATTGAGGGCGGTGGGGCTTCGGAAGGACTGCTAGATGTTATTGGTGAGCACGTTGGGGACCTAGCTGAGTTTGGGCATGAGGACGAACTCAAAAAGCTAGGGATGGGCATGTTGATGGCCAACCCGATTACTGGCTTGACTCAAGAGCTTGAAAGTGTCTCTGGAAAACTCCAGATGGCACAGGCAGCTGTAGTTAGAACTCAAATGGGGATGCAAGAACTTCTTGCTATTTTAAAAGGCCCAGACACCTCACCCTCAGCAGCCCAATTATTTGGCGCTCCACAACCTCCTCCGCCTCCCGGGCCAGGGGATGTTATGCCGCCACAAGGGCCGCAACCTCCCATGGGCGCTCCTCCCCCCGCTCCTGTTGGCCCGGGCATAGCGGGCCCTTCCCCGATGGCGGGGTTACAGGGACCTCAGGGACCCCAAGGTCCAGGAGTCGTTTAGAATGATGACCGACCTCGAAAAAAGAGCGGTTATAGGCACCCTGTCCGCGAAGCTGAATGATGTCATTTACGGCCCAGCTAGTCGTATAGCTCGAATCCCGGCTGACGTGGTTTCTGGTGGTGTCGGAACGGCTCTTTTTGGTAGTAAACAAGTGAACCCACTCCACCCTATGTATGGTAAACGTCTGAAAGAGGTCGCCGGTCAGCGAGGGTTAGACCCCATTACCAGGGCAGAGTATGCGGAAATAAAAGCTGGGGTGACCCCGGGGAAAGCGTATAAGGCTTCCATGGAAGGGCACGCCCTCCCCCAGTATTACAAGCGTAAGTTTGTCCCCGGTGGGATGGTAGGGTTTGCTCGGAACCACCCATATTTAACGGGTGGTGGTGCTTTGCTGGCTTATTACTTGGCGAAAAATCCAGAGAACCGTAATATGGCTGCCAGCCTGCTTCCTAGAGCAAATACTGATATCTCTCCCGAGACAATCCGTCAGTGGCGAGAACCGAATGTAGAGAGTCCCTTTCAAAGAAGGGCATGGGGTTAGACATGGAACAAGAGCAAAGGGACCGGTTACTAAATAAGCTTGCTGCGGATATTTATGTCGGCAAGCGGGGCAAGAATCTCGGAGAAATGCGGGCCACGGGTCCGTTTATAGACGCTGATTCCTTGCCCAGAGGTCTTCGTTTCCGGCCACAACTTGAGTCGAACTTGTCTTCGGGCAAAACAGTTGTCCACAGGCGAAAGTCGACATCGCAGTCCCCCGGGGGGCACAGACGTACACGGAAGAACCGTCTCGGCGGGCGTACGCGCTTGCGGTCTATGAGTGAGCAATATGAAGCACTTCATGGTAAACGGGGAGCGAGTCTTGGCCCACGGGGGCTAGCGGCTGCAAAGGCTCCAGATTTATCAGGGGCTAATAAGAAATTGGCCGACGAACTGCTTGCCGCATTGCAAGCTGGTGGCGCGCCTTCCAAGCAGCAACAGGCGACAGCCCAGGCTCGACGGCAGGAAGGCAGAAGAAAGGGAACCCGTGCTGGGCGGACTGTCCGGGTAGTGCGCGATGGGAAGCCTGCTCCCTCAAAGGGGAAGAGCACACTTTTGGGGTGGGCTAAAGATGTAGGCAAGAAAACTATAGACGCTGATTCCTTGGCCAAAGGTCTTCGTAGCGCGTTGGGCAAAGGGGCCCTGCTCGGCGGGGGAATTCTCGCTGCTAGGGTAGCCGCAAAGATGGCTCCCAAAAAGACCCTCATTCAAAAGTTAATTGGCGAAGGTACCGTTGGTAGAAAGGCGTTGATGTTTGGCGCAGGCGGTGCTGCGCTTGCTGGCGGGCTCAAGGGGACTGAAGCTTTAGCGGATTCCGTTCTCTCCCCCATGAAGAAACAGAAGTACTTCGATAAGATGCTGGAAGAGAACCCCAGCCTAAAGAAAGAGCGGCCCTCAGATGTCTCAAAGATTTTTAGAACCCTCTACAAGTTTAATCCAACGATGGCTAGTGACCCGCTTGTCGCGGGCTCCTTCTTGAAGAGATCCTTACAGTTCAAGGATGAGGGCATCCAGCCGATTGACGTAAAAACTCTGACGGAAGTTGCAAAACATCTCAGTGAATCTAAAAAGAAAGATAGCCTTTTGCGAGGCGCTTTTGCGGGTTCTGGCGCAGAGCTTCTTAGTTACGTGGGGTGATTAGTGCTCAATGACAGCGCCGATAAAAGAGACTTCCCGCTCGCTAGGTTCTTTGCCAGTCCTGCCGGGAAGGCTCTTGCTGGTGGTGGCTCTTCTGCTGCTGTGATGCTTGCTATTCGAAAGGCCATGGGGACTAGGGCCGCAAGACGATTTTTTAAAAATGTTAGCGGGAAGAAGAATTTTGGCAAAGGCCCAACAAATAAACAGATTGCGGTAACGTCTGCTTTATCGGGAGGCATTGCTGCGCTTATCGCTAAACCAGAGCGGGATATCTATGCTAGAGCGCTTAGTAATAAACTCACGTCTGGTCGTGGAGGCTTTGTTGGCCAAGAAAAGAAGCTTTTGTTTGCTGGGACTGCCCCTAAAGGTAGAGGAGGCGTAGGGAGTTTTGCCGAAGCTTGGGTTTCTCCGAGCACTCATGGGTTAGGGCGAGCCGCCTACGGGTTGTTGACTGGTGGGCCGGTTGGCGCTTTAACGGAAGCCGGAACTGGGGCTGTGGGAACGGCTATAAATAGGCCAATCTGGGCAAGAGCACTTGCTGGAAGAATCCGAAGAGGTGATAAACTTACTCGTAGCGAAAAAAGACTCGTTAAGATCCTTCAACAAGTAAAGCAAAACAGGTAATATAGATAGACAGGGGCCCGACACAACGATGCTAAAACTACTGACATTCCCGGGGACAGATGACGAGGGGAACATTTTCGTTCAGGCGATAAACCCCTCTGACGGGCTTGTTAAAACAGCTTTTTGTAATAACCTGCACCCCAATATTTCTTCTTATATCTCTGGCATCAAGCCTGTAGACAGCCACCTTTACGTTCTCGTAAATGCCCTCGGCGCGGGAGAGTATTACGGCAGTAATATTAACGGTGATTATTTTGAGGAGAAGGAATTAGATCCTACCGACCCTGATAGCGCTTCCGGGCATAAGACATTTACTAGTGCTGGTATCTATCGTCACCACAAGAACAAAGACATAGAGCGCTCTATCGGAAAGGTTGTCCACACGGTCTACAATCCGATTATGCACAGGGTCGAATTAATTTTAATGATCGACCGTAAAAAAGCAATGAATGAAGGTCATGAGGGGCTCGTACGTAAACTTGATTCCGGAGAGCACCCCGCCGTCAGCATGGGTTGCCGCGTAAAGTACGATATCTGCTCTATTTGCGGGCACAAGTCTCGGACTCGGGCAGATTACTGCGCTCACACGAAGACCATGATGGGTAAAACATTCCCTGATGGCCGGAAGGTTTTTGTCTACAACCCGAAACCAAAGTTCTTTGACCTTAGCTTTGTTGTAATAGGGGCAGACAGGACAAGCTATGCCATGGCGAAGGTAGCTTCTGTGTATGGCTCTGTATCTTCAGCCGCAGCAGCAGAGGAAGCGGGTATTCGTGATGGGCACATTGTTAGTCTTCTAAAAGAAAAAATGGCTACGAAAAGCAAGGTCTCCAGGATCTTAAAAGAAGTTCCGGCGATGTCTGCCAAGGTAATGCCCCACTTAGAAGATAATGAGCCCGATATCCCTAGAGGCGTTCTAGATAGAATGAGTAGGTGCCCTATAGAAAAAGCGCTTACAACCTCTGCGTCAGCCGGGATTGTGCTTAAGCCCCGTGAGTTTCAGAGGATTATCCTAATACGAATTGGGAAAAGACCTCTGGCAGATCGGCTGGATTCTGCAAACCATACGTTTGCGCCGTCTTCGGATGTAGACAGAAGTATCCAGATTGGAAATCGTAGCCAGTTCTCAAGCCCAATTAAAGATATGCTTATGGACATTATACCAAAACGTAGTATGTTTAATCCGGTTATTACTAAGCGTATAATGATTATTAGGACTTCCCCGTCTTCCACAAGCCGCCTATCCCCGGGTATGCTGGGCTTGCATAAAGAGGGACAAGTGAGCAATATTGATATCAGTCCTGACGAAAAGATCCTTCTTAAAGGTATTGCCGCAGGATACAATGGTTATCGAGAGCAGCTAATGGAGAAAATAAGCTCCATTGTTGCTCATATTACAGGTGATGATATAGGATTACTCTCGGCCATAAACGGCCCAGAACTGGAAGATGAGTTTATGATGGGTTCCCAACTAACAAAAACAGCTAAGCTGCCTTTAGCGTTGGTTGGGGTTTTGCCTATGGCTTATCTTTACGGTGCGCACGTAAGAGGCAAAAGACGGCGTACTCACCAGAAGTCTGGACCGCTTGATCGGTTTATCGAGAGGCATCCGATCTTGGCTACATCGGTTTTTGTGGGGCTTACCCGTATGGGTATGAACTTCAAAAGCTCGGGTATGTTTGACAAATCGTTGAACGACCTTGCAGTCAAGTTTTCTTAGTCCATGGGTATCTAGATGAAATTATTTATCAGAGACGATGCTGGGACGCAGTTAAAAAGTAAAATTCTTAAGGAGAATTAAAATGAATGAACTGCTAGCACAAGCATACGGCACCCAGGGAAATATTAACACCAATTCTGGCGTTGAGAAGACCGCTGAGGCCGCATTGTTGGAAGAACTCGAAAAGGTTGCGGCCACAGAAGGTATCGATCTTAACGAGTTTAGTGATGATGACATCCTCGAAATCTTGCAAGAAGCTATGGGTGGAGAAGGTGTTGAAAAAACTGCAGCCGTTGAGGGCGCGGAAGACGAAGGTCAAGTTAAGCTTGCAGAAGCTGACTTTCTTGGTCGCACCATGGCTCATGCCTTTTACGACGAGCTTACTTCAATTCAGCAGGGTGGTACTGAAAAGACTGCCTCGGGTCGTCCAAGTGACTACTTTTTGAAGACTGCCGGAACAGAAGGTCAAGAAGTTGACCCTGAGTTCGCACAGGCTTTTGAGCAGGCTTCGTTAGAGCGTGCTGAAGAGATCTTGGCTTTCCTCGATACAGGAACCGTTAAGCAATCTTCTGTTGCTATTGATGATGAGCAGTTGGACAATGCTGTAACCGAGCGTGCAGGCGAAATGCTTTCAGAAGCTGGTTACGACGTTGACGCCATCGCGCAACACTTGCAGCAATAAGAGCACATGAATGAATCCTGCTACGGTCAAGACTCTGCAGCAAAAGTTTCAGGTCGCTAATAAAGTTGGCCGAGAGACTCTTGACAAAAGTTGGTCTTTTCTAAAAGAAAGACCTGCAGAGGCTGCCTTGTTTACACTACTAGCTGCTAGTATTATAAAAGGGCAGAGTAACAAGACTAATAAGCAGGTAGGCTAGGGGGTCCCGTCTATAATCGGGCGGGACCACTTTCCATTGGGAGGAACCACTAAAATGTCTTCATTGAACAATTTAATAGAAAAGCTCGCTGGGGCCGGTTCTTCTTCTACAGTAGAATCCGTACAATCTGACGAAAGTGGTCAGGATATGACAGATCCGGTCTACGTAGAGAAGCTCGCCTCAGCGGTGGATTTTATTATTGATAATTTTGAGTCCCTAAAACTACTCGAGAAGGAAGCCCTCAGCAGGGATGCAATAACAGGACGTTTTGTTTCGGACAAAACACCTGCTGCGCCTCCCGAGGAAGAAAGCAATGTTATTAATATTGCTGATGTCTCGGATAAAATTCGAGAGGGTCTCCGGTCACGCATTGCTGCTAAGCAAGAGCTTGTGACCGAGGAACAAGAGCAGGAAACCAAAGCTGACGAAGCTAAGAAGGAAATGCTCGACAACGTTTTAACCAAGCTCAGGGATCTGAGATCTGACAAAGAAGAAACTACGGAAGAGTCAGAACCAGAAAAATCTGATGAGCCTGATAATTTTTACAGCAGTACTTCTGAAGACCCCGTGTCTGAGGAGGATATTTTTAACGTCGGGAAAACTGCGCCCGAGGAACCAGAAGAGCCAGCTTCAAGTGAAGCTGATGGTGAGGCAGCGGTGAAGGCAGCAAGTGCTGGCCAAAGCCTCGCTGATGTGTTGAATGCAGCACTAAGCTCTGATGAGCAATTTGGCGAGAGTACCCCACAAGGTGCGGAGACCGGCGAAGTTCACGGTAGCGAAGGGCCCATGGCTCGTAAACAGGCCACTGACAATCTGAAAAGAAAGTTGATGGCCAAGATTGGTAAGGAGGCATAATCATGAGTTCAATCGATAAAAACTCAGCTCAAGAAGTGCTTAATCAAGTTCCGCAAACCTTGCGTAAGTTGATTGAGGACAATCAAAAGTTGGCGAGTGCTCTGCAAGAGTACCAAAAACGAGATGAGGCAGAAGAGGTTGTAACCATGATGGACGCTAGAGGTTTCTCTGACAATTCCGTTCCTTTTAAGAAGAAGGTAGCCGCGTTGCTGGCTTCCAAGAAGGACCTGAGAATCGTTAAGGAAGCGCTGGCCCTATCCCCACCCGATCTGTCTTTCGCGTCAATTTCAGACATGCCTGAAGCTGATGCAGCTAGTGCTTTCGAGAATTTTCTTCTCGGAAGTGAATAAACGTTAATAACTTAGGAGAGTTAAAATGGCTATAATTACAGTCAGCGCTGTCCGAAGGCGTAACGTCAGCCCAACTTCGTCTACATTAAACGTGCAAACTCGCGATGTAGACTGTAGTGGGATGGCAGCAGCGCCCGAAGATGGTGAATTCGTTCCTCAGGACGGCCTTCCCGCAACAAGTGTGGTTTGGTCAGATGCTGATGGAACAAATGTAACTGCAACAAATGCAAATGCTTCTAGCCTCGCAATGGTGTGGGGTTCGGCTTTGCGCTCGGATCGTCAAGCGCTTGGTGACACTCGTGTCGCTACTTTGGCGCATGGTGGTATTGAAGTGTCTTGTGCTTTGTACGAAGCGCCTGTTCACGATTCGCCCTTGAGTGCCGCGACCAATTTCCCAGTCGGGAAACTGGTTACAGTCATGAATTGTACGGACTCTATTGAAGGTGCGACAGGTCGTCTTGTTCTGACACCTTTCACCGAGGGCGATAGCGGCTGGGCAGTTGGTTATGTTACTGCAACGGACTCTCGGGACCCTGCAAATGACCGACCAATTTCTGTGTATCTCTACGATAAACCACGTTACCACGGCGACGAAGGCGCGCCATAGTAGGAGGATATTATGTCTAGTGTACCTAGTGACGTCCTCAACGAGCTTTTCGTAAGTAAGCTCGATACTGAGGCCGGAAAAGAGAAAATTGCTGCCCTGGGTGGCGATTACATCCGAGACCGTCTGCGTGAGGAAAGCTTTGCTCGCAAAGTACTCCCCCCGAAGACGGTAAGCCGATCTGACCTTCAGGTCAGTGTAAACCACGATACGCTTGTTAAGATCGTTGAAGTGGAGCCGACAAGTCGTGCTATGAG